CCTGCAATCTCTCCTGCTTTTCCTTTTAACACAGAACCTCCTACGTTTTTAGCTAAACCTAAAAGAGCTTTAGGTGCTGTCTTTAATAATTGACCTGCTATTGTTTTTCCTGCTGCGCCTGCAGCTGTTGCTACTTTTGGTAAGAGTGCGGGGACAACAGTTTTTCCTAAAAATGTGCCCGCTGCTGCGAGTGCTGTTCCTATTGGCATATTATATTTTTTTTATCATTTCATTACAGTTTACATCTCCTTGAACATAACCCCAGTCTTCATAGGTTTTTATAAGGTTATCATTTTTCAATATAGCGTAAACATATTTACTTCCTTGTTCTTGACAGAGACTTGTTAAAACTCCTATCAAGTATTCTACTGCTTTGTGTCTTAATTTTTTATCTACATTTTTATCTGAGATAATCCATTCTACCCACGATACTTTTGAGTTGGTAAAATACACAAAACCAGCGCAAATTGGCTGATTGTTATGCAAAACCATTACTCCTCCTTGTCCATCTTCTGGTAAAAATTCTTTTGGTGGAGGAGTCCAACCCCATTGTTTCCACCAATTTACCAAAACTTCTTCATAATCAGAAGGATTTAATTCTATTATATTAAATTCCATTCTATGCAAAGATACTAATTTTTACGGATAGCTTTTCATTACTTCTGACTCTATAGCAAAGAGTTCAGTGGCTGTAGTGTTTTCATTTGTTAATGTAAATGTGAGTTGATGTCCTAACATTCCATGAGTTTCTGCCTCCATATTTTTGATATATAATATGTAGGGTTGAGATTCACTTATAGTTGTACTTCCAGTTACATTAGTATTTACAAAGATTCTATTTATACCACTCACCAAATTAACTTCTATGTTGGTTATTGTTCCACTAAAACTAACAGTAGTATAAGCTCCTTCAGAAAAATAAATATAATCACCAATACTTACCATACTACCGATTGAAACTAGAGGTGATACCGAAAAATTTAAAGTTAATACATTGTTGCTTTGTGACCATGTAGAAACCTTACCAATACCGTTAGCTGACCTTAAAGCGTACTCATCTGCTGCAGCTGGAATTGTTCCTGTCTTTCTTAAATATGCAAAATATGCTCCTTCTTTTTTCTCAAACCATGTAGAATCAATAAACCCGTCATTTTGTATATCGGTTTGCAGAGTAGCTGACCAAGGAGAATCAGACTCTAAATTCAATGTTTTAAACACTTTGTTCTCAAGAGGGTTTTGATTAAAAACACTTGTTATTTGAGAATTATATTGCTGTCCATAATAGTTGTTTCTTTCTTCATTTGTGTTATGTTTATATAAATTTCCGCCATTAAAACTATATAAATAGTTATTCATACCTACCATCATATCAGGTACATAAGAATAAAAAGATGGCCACCCTTGAACGCTTTCGCTGTATGTTAAAGTGTATTCTATCTGAACAGGAGATGGAACAGGTGGAACTACACTAGGAACAGGAGATGGAACAGGAGTTGGTGTTGGAGGTATAGGAGATGGCCCTGTACATGTTGTAGAGTTAAATATAAAATTATTTTCCCCACCCATGTAACCATGATAGTAACACTCGTAACTAACTACAAAAGGCCCACCTAAAACATTTACAGTTACATCTCCAAAATAATATGTGTAAGGATTTCCATCTAAACCATTTTTAATTCCTACAGAAGATGTTCCACTATATGTCAAAACATTAGTTAGGTTAAAGTTTTGAAATGCTATTGGGTGTGCAGCAGAAATATTTTTTAAAACATAAGTTCCTACAGTTACACCGTATGTCCCATAGTTTGCACCAAAAACAAATTTATTTCCACCGTTTATATTTTGTATTGTAACTTCATCATTTCCTGTTAAACAATATTGAGGAACAGGTTGACTTGGCGGGGTCGGAGGTGTAGGTGGCGTTGGTGTAACTGGTCCTGGAGATGGTGCTGGAGATGGTGCTGGATTAACTGTACCACAAGCAGTATTACAAGATGTAGTTAGGTTATCAGTTTGACCTGAGGGAGAGTTTCTTCTAATACCTCCGTTTGGCCCTGTTATATCAATACAAGGTGCTGATATTTCACCTTCAAGTAAAACAATACTTTGCTTTGTTCCATCACAACAAGTTATAGTCCAATTACATTCTCCACCAATTGCCCCTATAGGACACGACAAGCTGTAAATTACACAAGACATATATTTATTTTAATATACAAATTTACAAATTTAAAAGTTATGTTTAATTTTTAATCCATTCACGTACTAGATTATAAAAAGGCGTGTGAGGGTAGCTTGTAATATCATGATTTGGAAATGTAGCTTTGTTAAATACTTTGTCGACACTGTAATGAACAAAGTAATGATTGCTATGATTATATTGATTATGAGAGGGTATGTAAGTGTTGTCTTGACTAATCATTTTTATTCTATTATTATGACAGGCAATAGAAAACGCTGTCATACACGACCACCACTTCCACATTGGGTCGCAATCTGATTCAATTATTTTTTCAGAAATATTTATTACATCATCTATTATAGCTTTTAATGTTTTGTTTTTAATAAATATAGGAATAAAGCCTCCATTCATATAGCCTTCTTCATTATGATGAAGATAGGGTTGAATTTTATAATAATTTTTTTTTGATGGATTTGAAATAAACATGTGCCAATCTTCATATCCATCATAACAAATAACATTGTCATCGCCCGGCATTACGCTGTCGTATTTTTTTAATGAAACAACGTCCATGTCAGACAAGACTATAACATCATTGTCATCATAGGTTTTTATTAAAGGTTTCAGAGCAGCAAAAACATTTATAACTACACAATTATCGTTTTCACTTTTTACATATTTCCAAATAGAAGGCGACATGTAATAAGGTATACCTAATAAGTTCCAATTTATATCATTGTAGCTTTTATCTGCAAAAGTGTTTTTCTTTACAACTGCTAGAATACTGTTTTGATATGCTTGGTCTCCGTAGATTTGTTTTTGACTAAACGCCCAAAAATTGGCCATCCATCTGTATCTATCATCTACTATTGCTGTGGGTATAAATCTTAACATAATTAAAAATTAATTCCTTGTTGTGCTGGTTCTGGGTATTGGTGTTTTAAATCTATGTCATTTTGAATTAGATTTTTATCAAAATCTTTAAGTGCAAAAGGAAAAGTGATTTGACATTGTAAATGTTTATGTATTGTTAAAGAATTATTTAGAGTTTTAATTATTAAGTCAAAGTCTTTATGTTTAGTATCATATAAAATTAAACCCGTTAAAAACATATCTATTTTGTTTCCTTCATATTGTTTTACTGTATTTAATATTTTACTCATATCAACTGAATACCTTTCAAAAGACATCGAATTATAAAATTCTTTATAAACATCAGCATTATTTTTAAAAGCCAATAGAGGATATCCTTTTATTAATTCAATTAATTGATTTACATGCTCTTTCATAATCATCCACTTATGGTCTATATATAATATGTATTCAGCTTCAGGTTTTAAATATTTTAAAGTTTTTACAAATTTTGATTGTTTACTTCCCTGAATTAAAGACTTAGATTCATTTTGATTTACAAAAAAAACTCGCCATCCTTGTTTAGTAATTTGTTTTGTTTGCTCATCATTTTTTTTCGTTGTTACAACGTAAGCGTTCTCGCAATCTGTATAATGTACTTTCTTAAAATTTCCAAACAATCCTGTAACAACAGCTACTTTTTTCATTAATATCCTTCTAATTGATAATGGACATAAAAGTTTCTAAAAAATTCACCAGCAAAAGGTTCTTTTCTACCGTGCTCGCAAATTGCTGATTCATATAAAATCATATCACCTGGCTTAGCATATACTTTATACCACTCCCCGTCATGACCTTTTATGTCTAAGGGCCAGTCATCTGCATATTTTTTGTTTTGACACCCACATGTTAAGTCTTTGTCTACTATTATTATAGAAGAAATATGATGAGTGTCTATTCTATCTGTATGTTCTTTAAGAGTAGCTCCTTTTTTATAAGACCTTATTCCATAAATATAATTAGGGATTAATTTATGATTACAAAACTCTTCATGAACAGGTTTTAGTTCTTGATGAATAATACTTTTTATTGTAGGTAACCAACCAAAATCCATAATAGTGCTTTCCCCCGGAATCCAGTTTTCTTTATCCTCAAAATTTTCTTCTATTTCTTTTTGTTTTAAAAGCTCATAGCTTTCCTTTATTAAAGACCAAGCTTTGTCAGGACACTTTATTAATTTAAAACCATTAGAAGTGAGCTTTGGTATTTTGGAAGTTTCTTCAAGAGGAATATTTTCATTTACTTTTATAATTTTACTTTCGTTAATTGGAGCTTCTTCTATTTTTTTATTTTTTTCATCTTCATAAAGTTTTGCATCTCCTGCCCCATCCCATTTTTTTTCTCTCCACCAGGAAGTCACTATGTATTTTTTACCTTCAGTAACCGGAACCCCTTCGTGTAGGGTTTCAGGTAAAACTTGATTGTCTTTCATATTAGTCCACCACAACGCTTTGCCAGTTACTGCACTTACTTTTTTATTAAGGTTAGGAAAATTTGTTTCACCTCCTTTATAATCATCGTTAAGATATATCATTAAAGTATGAGTTCTATTGCCAGATGCTTTACAATGCATGTCATACGCTGGCCCTGTAAAGAAATCGTTATGTGGTTTGAAATATTGACCAACCTCATATAACTGTCCTTGTAAAGCCTCACCATTTTCTAAAGGCAAATTTAAATGTTGACTTATTCTTTTATGAATACTTTTTACTATAAAATTTGAAGAGTCTAAATTGCTTGTTGAAGATGTTCTGTGGTCGGTTACATCTTGCCTATCAGTTCCTCCAACAACAACTGATGAACGTGTATGATTAGCATCAATAAGATTAATAATCTCCTTACATTCTTCAGGAGAAATAAAATTGAGTATTTCTTGCATTTGATTTGATTAAATTTATATAAAGGTATTAAAATTATTGTTGCTGACAAATTTCACAAGAACTGAATGATGAACCGCTCCAATACCTTGAGTAAGAGCCGTCAGCTACATATACTGGAGCACCATAAGCAGAGCTACAGCTTGAGTTAGTTCCGTAATAAACTGTAGCTTGACATAAAGAACTGTTGTTGAAGTAATGTGTTTCTCTTCTATCTGAATTACAAGCATTTTGTGCGCTGCTTATATCAACTCCTATATTATTAATTCCAAAACAAGTTGGTGATGGTGGAGGTGTAGGAGAAGGTGTTGGTGTACTTCCCTCACATAAAGAACATGAATTAAAATCATCATAATTTTGATAGTCAGGGCCACTATTTCCTCCAAGAGTTGAATATTCATAACAAACACCTGATATCTTTAATACATTAGGGAACGTAGTGCCAAATGCCCCACTCACATAAGCAACAACATCATTGCCATCACAAATTAAATATTGCGCATAAACTGTTGTTGGTTGTGGTGGTGGTGAAGGCACTGGTGCTGTAGGAGCAGGTTGAAAACCTCCACAACTAGATTGTATTGAAATATACGACACTTCCGAATCATAAAAGTTTGCATTGTTGTTTGTAATTACCCAATACTTAGTTCCATCAAATCCTGGATTACCACCTGATGCAAGACCTAGTAAAGTCATTGCTAATCCATTACCTAAAGTAGGTGCAGTTAAATTTGTTACCCTTACATTGTAAGTAGGACTTCCTTGATAACATTCTTGAATTTCTATATCTTGAAAACTGTTAGGGCTCGGCTGTGGACTTGGTGCGACAGGAGCAGGAACAGGAGGACATCCTGTGCTTGTACCTACTGGCTGTATATTTTGACATCCTAAACCTTGGTCAGATGTTTGCCCCACGTCTCCACTATATTTATAAAAAACAGGATTACTACCAGAAGTACCATCAACAAATCTTTGATTAGCCGCTGGTTGACTCGG